CATGGGGTATGGATGGGAGTAAATAGGGGGATTCTGCGGTACACCCCCTTACAGTTTTTTAAAATATTTCGGCCTACTAGAAGCAAAAGAATATTATTTATATAATAAAAACTTAATATAACAGTTTAGACTTACGATGTAACAGTATTAATGTTATATTGAAGAAATGCGACAATATCGACAATTTATTTCAAGTATTCACACGTCGTTATGTGACAGTTTTAATCAATCTTGCCAAAATACAGACATTTCTTGTATAATATAAGTAGAGGGTTAGCCGGGAGTAACGGTTCGAATATTACTCATGTGGATTATAAAGTGAATCTATGCAATAAGTTAACAAATGCATAAATTTGCTTTAAAATTTAATTGGGTGATAATAAGAGTATCCTTGCCTTAGAGAGATTTATTTGATTGAACCTGGGTATCCCGTGTGGACCCAGGTCAATTCTATTTAAACAGGTAAGGTGTAAACGAGAGCTCCACCCACCCCCTATAATAAATCAGTACTCGCCAGATAATAAATTGCTTTGGTACTTTTAATTTAAGATTTAATAAAAAAATATAAACTATATAAGTTTGTTTTTACTATACATGGGTAGACGGAACCCCCCTATGTAGTTAAAATACGAACTACCTGGAGAGATAATATGAAGGAAAGAACAGTTTACGTATCAGAAGAACTTGATGGAAACTATGTTTTTTGATAATGAAAAATCAGCCAAGGAAAAGGTAGGAGACAACTACTTTGAACACGATGCTTGGTACTGTGAACACTGTGAACTAAACGAAGTATTCATCACAGAAGAAGACAGAGACAAGCACGAGGTCACGTGCGTTATGAATCCTAATAATAAAAGCATACTTACAAGCAAATGGCTTGGAGTTGAATTATATCCACCTTATCCCAGATACGAGAAGAAGGGTAGAGATCGCTACCTTGTATCAGCCATAGGAAGGCATAGTAAGCCATATGACGTACGGACAGGCGATTATCTATCTGACAAAGACCTTTACAGGACATGCAAAGGATATGAGCCCAGAGGGTTTGACATTATCGGACAACGTCGGAGACCTGAAGTCTTTAGAACCGAAGCATACAATAAATATATAAAACTATTAGATGAAGCAGAACGCGATGCAAATGATAGGAAAGAAAAATTTAAGAAGGCACTAGACAGAGAGTAGAAAAGCGAGGGATAATATATGAAAAACGACCAATTTATAGAAGAGACAGACGCTAAAAATAAGGAATTAAAAGGTTCGATTGATTATTTTAGAACTTTATATACAGAAAATGTAGAGCCCTATCTTGAGCTTATCAACTACTGGAAGTTCACCGAGAAGATGAACATGGGAGAAATCCGCAGGGTGCTTAAACTTACAAAATCTGAGTGGGCGTTATTTGCTCACATGCCAACCGTTAAAGAGTACACAAGTACGGCAGGCGGTTACATGCAAGCCAAGACACAGAAAGAGTTTTTAGAAGCTAAAAAAGATAACATGCACAACGCTAAATTCCATGAAATGTCATTTAAGAGATTTGATAAAGGATATGGTGAAAGCGGTGAAATAAACGTTAACATACCGCCTAAGATTGAGTTTAATGTCAAAAATTCTGGACTAAGTCAAGATGAAATTATTCAGAAGGCAAACGGACAGATAGACGGCAGTGATGAGTAATGGATTTACTTAAACCGTACGATCAATTATATACAAGCGATAAGACGTATGTTTTAATCAAGAGCGGTAGAGAAGCAGGAAAATCAAAGGCGGCCGCACAATATGTCGTAAGTAAGTTCTTTGGAGAAGACGGAGACCAAGCCGTTACCAGGGCTTATTCATCAGACCTTAGACAGAGTATGTATACAGAGATTCTAACCGTGATACAAGAACTTGACAACGAGATGGGCACAACGCTCTATCAACAGATAGACACATTTACTAGACCACTAAAAATCGTCAGCAAAATCAACGGGAATGAAATTCACTTCAAAGGTATTGGTGGTGCCGACCTTGAACGAACCAAGGGGTTTACTACTAAAAAGCCATTATCTCTTATCATTGTGGATGAAATGCAGCAATTAGAATCAGAGAATAACCTCAAAGAAGCATTAGATACGTTCGTACGTAAGATTAAAGATGACGCTAATATTTTAATGTTATTCAACCCTAAGAGAAGGGCGTCACATTGGGTTAATGAGTTTTACCGTATCAAAGAAAATAATGATGATAGGTATTTAACCATTCACACAACATATGTTGACATCGCTCAAAAACTTAACAGACATGCATTATCTAGCATTGAGGCAGAAAGAGAGATAAACCCTACAGAGTTTAAACACCGTTTCCTAGGAGAGACGGAGGGTTTGTTTGGTGCGGTTTATTCATCTTTTGACAGAAGCCAACACTTAATCAACGAAGATTTTGCTAAAGTGTTTGTTAAGAACGTAGGGATTCACGCCTTCCTCATCGGTGCTGACCCAGCGAGCACAAGAGACGCTACAGCACTTGTACCTATTCTACTTCTAAAAAACGGTCAAATGGTCGTTGTGGACTACTTCTACCACGAACCGCAGAAGAATGGACCCGTTACAAACGATAAACTTACACCCATAATATTCAAGTGGATGGAAGAAGTTATGGTAAAATGGAACGTTAATAGACGGATGCGTGTAGAGATGGTATTTGATAGCAACGCAGTATCACAAGATTTAATGAATACAATCTCATATAGGGCACCATATAATGTAAAATCATCCGTATACTCTCAGAAGAAAGTTGTACAGATGGCAGATATTATTAGAGACAGTTTCAGTAGAAACCTCATTTACATTGTAGATAGCGGTGGATATAGAAACTACATCACAGGTAAGTTCATGTACAAACTTCACCCACTTGTTAGCCAACTTGAACAGGTTGTGTGGAATGAAAACGGTGACGGATTTGACAAGAACGTACCAAATGACCTTACAGACGCTTTAACGTACGGCACAGTGTTCTATTTGAAAAACAAAGACAATATATATTTCCCTACACCTAAAAGATTTTACAATCCAATTGAAAAGGAGGGTTACGATGCCGACTCCTAACCCGTTTAATCATACAGAAAGAAAGCTAGGCAGCACATCTCTTGAACCGTATAGAACGTATACGGTACCTTCTAAGCAAGATTTCTACACCGCAGTCCCTGCACAATACAGAAACTACTATAATTGGTTCGTAAGAAGATGGTTTGAGTGGTACGACGGATTTGTTAATGGTTTCCACAACAATGGTAACTCTCCCTTGTTTTCTACTAGGATTGCATATAGTATTGCCCACAAGTTTTCTAAGCAGATTACAGGCGGTAAACTCTTGTTCGAAGACAGCGGAGACAACCCAGAGGCCAAGAAAGAAATCATGCGTGTTCTTAGGTATAAGAGGTTTGATAGCAAACTTCAACAAGCGTTTGAATGGGCACTGGCTGGTGGAGACAGCATTCTCAAACTAGACAGTTACAAACGTGGAGAACCTAGCATTCAACCACTTAGAAAAGACGAATATTTTGTAGACGTAGATTTTGATGGAAACATTATCCGCTTTAGCGGTCTTGTAGATAACAAAACAAAGACCAATTTAGTAGCAGGAAATAAAGAATATGCAAACTTCTTCATCATGGAAGAACGCAGATATAATAAAAACGATGAACCTGAGTACAGGTTATCTATTAAACGTGGAACCTCAAATGGTGTATCTTATGGTAAGGGAAATTTTCATTCTGCTGACTATAAATTTACACAACTACCAAATGATATAAGAGACGAATTTAAAAAAGAGTTTCCTAAAACCAATTTTAACGAGTGGGAGTCTATGCCACTTGATGACCTTGGAGTTTACATGATTAAAGCTACAGAGGGAACTTCTTTCCAGCCGTCACTACCGTTTGGAGAAAGTATATTTTCAAACATGATACATCTTCTGATGTCTTACGATTTTTATTACAACGCGAAGATGACAGATGTGTACCTTGGTAAAGGTAAAGTTCTAATACCAGATCATATGAAAAGTCCTCACGAGACGGGGTCTAGACCTTTTAGCGAATTGAATGATATGGTATATGCTAAAATACCTTACGTAGACCCAGAGCAGCAAAGCCCTACACCTGTTCAGTTTAATTTACGCAGCGGTGACTGGACAACCATTAGAAATGATTTACTTCAAGAGATGGCAATGCAACTAAACCTATCTCCTAGAACACTTGCGTCATTCGCAGTACCGGCCGCAGAGAAACCTACAGCACATGAAATTAACGTAGACCAAGACGATACAGCCCTAACAATCGAAGCCATTAGAAAACTTAACGAGGGCAGTATTAATTCTGTCATAGATAGCATTTGCAAGTATTTTGGATTTGAACCAGATACAATTACTGTTAAGTTCTCTAAAATGGGATTAACAAACATGTCCACTATGGTTAACCAAATGACTACGCTAAAAGATAGAAATTTAATTGATGATAGAACTGCACTTGAATACGTTTTTCCTGATAAAACAGATGACGAGATTGATAAAATCATTGAACGTAAGAAAGAAGAAGCAGAAGAAAAGATAGAACGAGACGTAAAGAAACAAGAAAAAGATGAAATAGGGAATAAAGAAAAGGCTATGTTTGATAACCAAGCAACGCATACGCCTAACCCACCAGAAGAAGAAAAAGACGGAGAGTAACTCCTCCGTTTACGGGGGTGTGATGGTAAGAGCAATATCACCATCGTTGATAACGGTGAGATGCGCTAACATGGGTTCGACTCCCATCACCTCCACCATTATGCTGGAATATCTCAACTGGCTAGAGCGCTACACTTGTAATGTAGATGTTGCGGGTTCGACTCCTGCTTCCAGCACCATAATTAGGTTAGTATCACTAGAGTCAAACGCTCTCATTGGGCGTAAGGGCAAAAGTGTACAAAAATATATAAAGAGGTAACAATCATGGCAAAGCAAAAAGATTACAAGAAATTTGAAAAGGCACTAGATGGTTTAGGAGATCCAAAACTAAAAGAGAAGCTTTATAATTCTCTTGAAGAATATGAATCTGCTGACGAAGAAGAAGTGCAGGAAAAAGAAAAGGATAAAGAAAAAGAAGAAGAAACGGAAGATAAACCTACTGAGGACAAAAAAGTAGAAACTCAGGAAGAAGAATCTCCCAAAGAAGAAGAAAATCCACAAGGTGACGAAAACGATGAACTTAAAAGTGTTATTACATCTCTAAGTGAAAAAATCACAAGTATAGAAGAGAAACTTGAAAGTACTAAACCTTTCGGAGCCAAGCGTGGAAGTAACCCAGATGATAAGCGTGAAGCCAACGAAACATCATGGGATGAAGTAAAAAACAGACTAAGTAAAAGATAAATAAAGGAGAAATAAAATATGCCACTTTCACCAGCATATACCACAGCAAGCTCACCCTCTGTAGACAGTACAGCAGCAGGCCGTGAGTTATCTAAAAGATTTTTGTTTAACATTGTACAAGCCGTAATGCACCAAGACGGTATGGGGCTTTATGAACACTATGAAACCAGCGGGAACGTCCTAGAAGTTCGTGTACTTCAACACGATGGTATTTCTGCTAAATCACGTACTATCGGTGCCGACGGTACCCAAGGAAACGCTAAGTTTTTCAACGGACTTGACGGAGAACAACCAGCACACGATTCTTGGTTGCTCAAACTTAACGAGTTATTTGACAGAGTTCAAATTATTCCTCAACTTATGGAAGATGTCATTGGTGTTGATATTCTCAACCGCCATGCAGAACGTATTGAACAAAGAGTTAGGCAACTTGTAAACGCATATACAATCGCTAAACAAGTATCGGCCGCACTTAACTATGCTGCAACTGAATCCGATACGTCTCATATCGTTGAATATGATAGTGCTTCTGACGCTATGACTAACGTGTTCTATGATGCGAGCATCCAACTTGATGACGGCGATTCAGACCACAATATCGACGCATTCAGCCTTGGCGGACGTATTGCTCTATTCCGCTCAACAGGTAAACGTGCATTCTTCGATGAAGATAAAAACATCTTTGCCGTAGGAAGTTCACGTGCAGTAGAACTACTTGAATTCGGTTCTGCAGGTGGTCTTGAATATAACAAGATTAAACCAGAAGTAACAGGGTACTTTGGTGAACTTAACCAAACTCCGTTGCACATGGCTGCTGAAACTATTTGGGATCTAGTTGAAGATTACGTAGGCGGAACTTCATTATCCGACGTAATTGGATTTGTAGCCGCCGCAGAGGGCACTGGACGTGGATATGGTGTAAGCCATACTACTAAACTAATACCTACCCGTGGTGGTCAAGGTCTTGAAATGCAACCACTCGTTAGATGGGGCGTAGAAGTATTCTTCCCTAAATCTATTGCACTTATTGTAAAGAGTGGGTTTGTAAACCCATCGGTTACTACTCTACTTGATGTACTTGGTACAGAAGAAGTAGCGTAGATTTATAAAGGGGGTAGGGTTTATCCTTGCCCCTTATTTTTATTAAGAAGGTGAACCATTATGCCGTATGACGACAAGGATATGTACTATGATAATACGTGGGAGCAGTATGTTTTAAACGCTGATTTCCCTAAAAATAAAATAGCCATGCCACAAAACCTCATTGTCGAGTTAGGTAAAAGCGACTATTTAAAAAAGTTATGTTATGAGGCAAGTGACGATATTTACAACTATATATACCGACACGGGAAACAAGAAACACAACCTACTAAGAAATACGTTATTGAAAATCTAGATGAAGAAAGAAAACTAATCAAGAAGGCTATGTTATATCAAATTCGCTATTCACTAAGAAGTGGCGGTAATATGATTAAAGATATGGCTGGTATTGATTTTAGAAAAGGTAAGGTTATCCCACTCAACGAGCAAAGAGGCGAGAGAGGAATTGCTAAGTCCGCCATTGACGTTCTAAGCCAAAGTAATTATCTTCTTAAATCTACATACATTAACGAGTACTGGGTTGGTTTAGATGAATAACGAACACTTAATGCCTGTACTTCAAGAACATTATGGGTATTATTATGAAAAAGATGAATATAGTGGCGAATTTTCTACCCCTAAAATGTTTGACTTTAATACATATGACGATAGTCAATATCGAGAATATTCAAGCCAAAATCAATCGGGTATAAAGATAACTAACACCTCTATTAGCATTGAAACAACAGATAATCTACCATTTAAAAGTGGAGACAAGATTTTTATACCTAGATATAAAACAACATACAGTCTTAGCGAGTTAGAACTTAGAGAGAACGAATATGCTTCTTTGGTTACCCTTCTGTTTCCGTGGGACAAAAGCACCGCCATCAAACGTCTACACCTTAACAAAGGAAGATAATGGATACTAGCAAGACAATGATAAGAGACATGGTAAGAGCTAGAGACTTGCTAAAAAGAAGCACGCCTGTGGATACGGGTTTTCTAAAACATCACGCAACATTCGGTAGGCTTAAAGTTGATGGTTTTGACCTTATCGTAAGTAAGTCTATTGCAAACTATGTTAAGATAGTCCAAGAGGGCAGAGGATACAACCAAAACAACCGCAACTATATTGGACTTGCAGAGACCATTATTAACAGAATGTTAGCAAGGTCCTATGCCTTAGGAAAAGACGATAGCAACAAATATGATGCACTTCACAGGGACATAGAAAAAATAAAAAACAAACCAAAACTAACCGTGTTAAGAAAATGGAAATAGTTAATAGAAAGAGAGGGTACGTAGGCAAATGATACATTTACAAAGAGATATAAAAAGTATCATATCAAAAAGACTTAATGATAGTAGCGACGAGGTAGATTTTAATGTAAGTCTCTATAACGCAGACTTACCAAGAACGTTCAAACAAAGAATAGAAAGTACCAACTCATACGCTGTGCAATACGACCCTTTCATTTCTGTTGTCATCAGTGACATTGACGGTGACTATATTGAGGTTCCAAATCATACAATTTTAAATGCTAGCATTGTTATAAACTTTGAAATACCCACATCAAGAGAACACGTTGATAACGTACTACTTCAAAGGAATACGGAAAACGTATATAAGGCACTAGACGAGTTTAGGAGAAAACACTCAACACTACCTATCCCAGTAGGCGATACGGTTTGGCAAATGTTTGAAGATGAATCTATCACCATTGAACATAAGACAGAAACAAAAAGAATTGACTCGTTTAACATGTCACTAAGTTTCAACGACACTGTAGAAGAAACCATTGTCGAAAGCATTGAACTTAATACAAATATATTTACAATTAAGAAAACAGAAACCGAAGTTGAAATATGGCAAGATAATACATTAAAGTTTTCTTTTGATTACGAAATTGAAAAGTATTATGATTTTTATATTAACGATACCGGGACACAAAGAGCGGAACTTTTTGTTAATGGAGAAGAGATAGAAAACCCCAACAATAATGACATCATTATACCTTCCACTATGGATTTGTATAGTTTTCTAGGATACATAGAATATATTGGATTTAGAGACATTGGAAGCGATGTGTATGAAGAATTACTTATAAATAACTTTTCCACACTTGAAAACAACGTGGAAAGTGATAACTATGTAATTAAACATAGCGAAGGTTATGGTGCTAATGAGTTTGGTAAAAAAGGCCTTATCATGTTTGGTATGGGTGCTTTGACACCAATTAGCAACCAATATCCTACAGGCGTAGACGGAATAAATATGCAACAGTTTCAACTTGTTATGTCTGCTACATATGGAGAAGATATATTTCCAGGAAACTTTTATAGATATTTCCTCGATGGAGAAGAAGTCTACCCACTTAGCATGACACACAGTTTTGCACCCGAACCCGACAGTACACAAACGTTAGGTTCAAAAACATCTAAAACAATTAACAGAAGCAACATCATAGGTAATAGTTTAACTTTTTATCATAAAAACAAAAGGGTTTTAAATAACATATCTAAAAACTATGCATCCATAGATGTAGAACAAAACAAAATATATAAAATGGAAATCTATTACCCAACATTCAAGGAGAAATATGACGTAGTAGTCAATGAATTCTCAGCAGCACCCATTAAGAATACAATGGCTACGTTTTCAATATCATTCTTATCAAAATACGACCTATAGAAAAGGGGGTAACCGTTTATGAGAGAAACTAATAAAGAATACATTCTTCCGTATAGACAGGGCGGAGATGAAATGAGCGATAACCCCTACGTAGGTAACCCACAAACTGTAGGTAGGAAAGCACAAATAAGAGGTAAAAACGGTCAACAAGTTATGCAATATTCATTCCGTAAAATAGCAAGCCTTGGTGTAGGTATTAGAATTGCGGGTCAAGCAAATGAAATAGTAGGTACTTACACAGGTAGAAAACTAAGACAACAACAGTTACAAGACAAAATGGATCTTGCTAAGATGGCTGTTGGCGTTGCCATGTTTGGTGGGCTTGGTGTTGTATATGCGGCATCTCAAGTGGCGTATAAATCATTTAACCATCAAATGGGTATTAGGAACCAGAGTTATAAAGCAGAAAACGCACGCATGCGAAGTCTTAATGACACGGCAAGCGGGTCTAGAAACGGTGGCGGTAAGTTATGATTAATGTATTGATTGACAATAAAAATTATACAGCCAAAACCTCAGACGGACTGTCATGGGTGAATAACCTTGACGAAGAACTTGATAGTGGGCAACTTGATCTTGTATGGACTGAATTAAGCACCGCGTTCCCACCGTTCACAGCGGTTGGCTTTCACGATAAAGGCTCTCTTATTGAGGGTTTGGTGATTTCAGAAGACAATGTTACAGTTCAAAGTAAAAACCCCTTGCTATACAAACATGAGTTGCAACTCATAGAGCCTACAAAGTACTTGGAACGCTTTTCAATCGACGGTAAGACATTTACTCAACCAATTTCCGAAAATTCAACATATGGCGAATATACGCTATATGACGTGGTTAAAATAATTAGAGACGTTACACCAATTAGAACAATCGACGAATTCGATATTGTAACAATTGATGAATTAGAGATTAGTTACCCTATCGATAAGAAATTATTCACAATCCCAGATGATACTAAACAAGAACTTGAAGCAATAGAAGCACCTGAAATGGTGTTTAAAGAAAGCACGCTACGTGAAGCGTTAGACCAAGTGGCGTCATATCTAAACGCTAATGTGTATCTAACATCACAAAATGAGTTAAAACTTAACTACTTCAACGATATTAAAGAAGAGGTAGACAAAGAATTTATAGAACGCACGCTTAATAGAAATGTAGAGTATTACTCAACCAATATGGAAACAAATGTCATGAACGCTGTGTCTAAATATGAACGTGGGGGTATGAACTCTGCCTACGAGCCCGCATACGGTGCTTTTTCATCTTCTAGAACCGATAATGTTTTATGGGATTACACGGAGTCTTACTTTAAAACAGAGTACCCAATTTATGACGTCAAATCAATAACGTTTTATTCTAGAGTAAGAATATATAAACAAACAGGAGAAACCGACGGTTATGGTGAAATCAGTTGGTCTAGTATCTTAACGCCTACAATAAAGTATATGCCATTACCCGTAGGCAAAAAAATAGTCGAAGAAGCGTACGCCAAGACACTAAGACCCGCAGGAAGTTATTCAAAGATTGCCAAAAATATAGAAACAGACTATGCAGATGGTGTAATGGTTTATACATATGGAAAGAAAAATATAAATATTCCAATAGTTGATACAATTTTTACTTCAAAAGAGACTTTAAGTAACGTGATTAGATTGGGAATAAAGAATAAATTTAACGAAGATTTGGCCAATATTTATGACCCTTATTTTGCTTTTTCTTTTGGGTATCCTCTTATAGAATATTTAGAAGACGATCTTTTTGTTATTTATGATGGTAACGACGACTATGATGAGATAAATAGCGAATTTGTTAGGTATCAAGTGGCTGTATCTGATTTTGAAATAGAAGACAACGAAGTATATGCCTCTATAGATTACATCCCCATTAGCTCAACAGTTAGAACAAACATCGAAGTGAGCGGGGTATCAGACACTCCGTATAAATCTTATATAACAGGCAATCAAAAGATGAGAATCGTAGACCTTCCAAGATTTGCAGATAAATCTCACGCCTTAGTTGACAGAATGGGGTTAAGCGATTTAACGCTCAAAGATAGAATTAAAGATACAGATCAATTACTTAATTTGGGAGACATTACCACAGATGGTTTTATCTTAACAAAGAGAGAAGTCGTTGTATTCAATGATTTTATAAATGTTCTGTATCAGTTTAATAAAGATTTTAACAAAATGTCTCAATACACAGGTTTGGATAGTCAAATCAGGCAATGGGAGATTGGCGAAAGCGGTAGAACCACCGAAAGAAACATTAACTATGACGAATACATAGAAATATCAGCACATACCACTACAGAAACAAAAGTGGGCAATAATAACAGCCCAACACTACAAAGAAGTGCAACAGAAAAAATTCTTGCTACATTTGATATAGGCGACGACGAAAGTGACGAGTTCGAAAGCGACAAGTTTAATCCAATTTCCATGTTGCTATTTAGAGGCGGTCAAGACATTAAAGTTGGTAGCGATACATACGATAATCCGTTACTAATTGTACCTTTCACGAAGAAACACGGCGGTAACATGATAGCTATTAACGCCAAAATTGATGATAACGGCACCGTAGGAAGGTTTATAGAGACTGAAGGGTCTGGGTTTGCCAAATGGCTTGGAGCAGAAAAGTTTAAGCACACCCCTGCATTATATGTAGATGAACATGGTAGGATTGAGGATTTAGAATTCGGTTTTTCAGATATTAATATAGGCGAAAAAGTTGATAACGATGCCGACTTTTTAACAGACTTACAAGAGCAAGCCCGAACAAGCCCTGTGTTCATGAAAGACGTTTGGGGTGACATATCTGCCAACGCACCAGTTTACGGCACAATAAAAATACACAAAGACAACAGAGAAAAAATATCCGTAATGTTCTCTTATCATTTTGTATCTACTGATAACGATGTAATCATTGGAGCGGGATTAACTAAGAGAAACTTGCTATTGTCTGCACTACCCAACGAAGATTTAGAGGTTAGGTTTTATGATAAAAAACTTATATCTAGAAAGGCTAGGGGGGTGAAAGATGGAGAAGAAATAGAAAAAGAAGAAGCAGATATATCAATAGATTATGTAAACAACACACTTACCGTTAATAACCAAAAACAAGACGCTATATCGTACTGTATTACGACTTCTGATGGATTGCCCTTACTTATAGTCAACAACACAGGGAAAAGACTTGTAACGCTTGATTTTGAGAGAAATAGAACAGGAATTCAGTGGGGACTTGACAAAATAAACATTGGTGCAATAAATGTAGCACCTCAAGTCGGCATAGGTGTAGGAGTTAACGTATCATATACAACGTTAAAACTCCGTAAAATAGATGTAACACCTCAAGTGGGAATTGGCGTAGGTGTTAACGTATCATATACAGCGTTCAAACTCCGTAAAATAGAAGTAGAACCTCAAGTGGGAATTGGTGTAGGGGTTAATGCCCAATATATTACAAGAAAACTGAACGTAATTGGGATTCCAGTTCAAGTAGGTATAGGAGTTGGCGTGAACGCATCATACAACGTTACAAAGTTAAAACGTTTATCATATGACATTCCAATAGGTATAGGAGTCGGCGTTGCAGCATCATACAATGTTACGAGATTACTACCACGTACAATATCGGTAGCACCTCAAGTTGGCATAGGCGTCGGCGTTACCGCAGCGTATAACGCTATCAAACCTCGATATCTTTCATATGACATTCCAATAGGCATAGGAGTTGGTGTGAATGCATCATACAACGTTACTAAATTTACACCTCAATCATATGCAGTATCCGTAGGTATTGGAGTTGGTGTGAATGTAGCGTATAATATAAACAGAAGTGCCTGAGGAGACAAACGAAGAAGCGTTCTACGAAATCGAAACAGAACGCTTCGCTACGGTATTTGGAGGTGAAGGAAGGAAGAAGATTTATTATAATCCAGAAAAAGACGAACTATGGAAAACAATATGGAATAGAGAACCGATAACCGATATAATTAAGAATAAAGTAATAAAAAAATAGGAGGAACAAATAATGGCAGAAGTTAAAAGATTACCACAATGGATTATGTTAGAAGCATTAAGAAACAATGCGTCGGTCCTGGCCCTTGAACAAAGCGACGAGACGCATACGGGGTTCGTTC